CCAGAGAATGCAGCGACCACAACAGAGTATGCGTAATGATGGCGACTCGTCCCTCGCGCGAAAGACAACCGCCCACTACCGTGGACGGAAGTATTGGTGTTGTGCTTTGCTTAGCTAGTTCATATTATATCAAGCTACAACATGACATCTTGTCCTTGCTTTTTCTCAATAACGGTGAATCTGCGAGAGATTGCGGCAAGCGCTTCCGGATCGTTCTCCCAGATCTTTTCAATGGGGTACTGGGACGTGACAATGAACTTCGAGGGTCGAATGTATCTCGAGCTTCCCTTAGTCTCGGCGATAAAGGGAAGGAAGTCCGCCCAGTGTTTGAGTGAGGTGGTGAGTTCCCGGTGGTAGACGCCGAAGTCATCGCAGATAACTGTTTCTTCATCTTGGTAACCGTCCCACCACTTGTTAATGGGCTTGAGGAAAGCGCCGGGATACGCCCTGTTGGCGTTGGTTGTCTTTCCTGAGCCGCTGGCTCCCCAGAGCCAGATACCGCAAACGCCGCCGAGTTGAGGAGGTCGAGCCATGAAGTCTCTTCCGATGGCTCGGAGGGTAGTGTAATGTCGGAGTCTGAGCTCAGCGTCAATTTCTTCGATATTGCCTTAGATTAGACTCCCACTACCTGTTTTAGCGAGGAGCCAAGCTCTTTGATAGCGTTCCCGCTCAACTTCGCCGATTTCCTCCGGCGTTTGCGGGGGAGTTCCGAACTCGACGAAGTCTCCTCCCTTAGAACAATAGACCCGGGACTGTTCAAAGGTACCGCGTGCAATCTCGACATGCACACCGGGCAGCTGTCTACGGAGTGATTGCAGTGTGCGGGCGTTAGCAAAGTACAGGAATCCTTGCAAGTGGGGGGTGCCTGTGCGCGGAGCCCACTCGTAGCCATAGCATACGTAACGTGGCTGCACCTCATCGAGGATATCCTGGTGCTGATCGGGGTAGTTGTTCCAGGTGAAGACGAACGATCGGTTCCGGGCAGACATTTGTTTTCTTTTTTCATGCTGGAAAAGGAAAGGGCGAGCCTTTCCTTAAATACAAATACCTGCGCCACAGGTGTTGGACCTGCGCCACAGGTGTCGGACTGCGGCAGGTTCGGAGATACTTTGTTACTCCGAACCCGGAATAATTCAGTTGACACTGACACATAGGGTTAGGGTAATAATAGCCTAACCCTTTGGTGTCAATTTAAATCATACTGATATAAAATATTCCACCCCTGCTTAAAAAATTATTCCATGGCAAGACGTAGACTTAAGAAACGACAAAATCAAGACCGGTACGGCTTGAAAAGGCCCTTCGATGTCATGCAGACTATCGAGGGAGTACGTCAAGGGTACGAGATCGGCAAAAACCTTTATCAAGGTGCAAAGGTCGCACACAAGGCCGCTAAGAACGCCCTAAAGGGCAGTACCAAGACGGCCACCAAAAAGAAGAACGATAAAAACTGGGATCACGTCGATACCAGTGGTCTGAAGTATAAGACCGTAAACGTCTCATACAAACCTTCCAAATGGGGAAAAGCCACGAAGGCCTTATCCCAACCTGGAACGGTTTACAACTACTCCACCGGAGGTGGAACAAGCAGTGTCGGCCAACAGAACGCGGTGACTATGATGACCACCTTCGGTTCAGACATCAACACCCTTTATCAGGGCCTCAACGACGGCGTTGCGCTTACTGGCGTACGCGCCTCAGAGCAACTCTACTTCACTGGAACCACTGAAGAGATCGAGTTCAATAACTGTTCCCCAACTACGTTGGAGATGGAGATTTACGTTCTCATCGACAAAACGACGAGTGCCTCGCCGCCTGAGGCGGTGAATACATGGGTGAACGCAATCACACAAGAAGCAAACGATGCTACGGCTCCCGTGGAGGCAGCATCCACACTTTGGCTGAAGCCAACCGGATACAAAGGATTCAACATAAACTTCTGGACGAAGCGTTATGATTGTGTTTTGACAGCTGGAGAAAAATGCAAGTTCACCCTGAACTTCAAGCGTAACCGCTTACTGGACACCAGCTACACACAAAATTACTCCAACGTACGCGGCATAACGCACCGCATTATGATCGTACACCGCGGAACATTGGTGGATGCGGACAACGCCAAGACGTTCACTGCCGGCAATCAGTCTATCTCCGAAACGAAATTGATTTGGGCCTGGAAGAGAACAATGAAAGGATGCATCCTGTCGACTCTCCCAAGAGTCAACAAACAGATCGGCCTTAACTTCCCGACTGTTCTAGCGGCTCAATGGCACATTGATGAGGATACCGGTGAACCAGAGAATGCAGCGACCACAACAGAGTATGCGTAATGATGGCGACTCGTCCCTCGCGCGAAAGACAACCGCCCACTACCGTGGACGGAAGTATTGGTGTTGTGCTTTGCTTAGCTAGTTC